AAAAAATAGACGGATTTAGGTTTTACGAAATAGATGGTAAAGCCTATCCGTCAGTTACTACTGTTTTAGGCATTCAAAAGAAACAAGACTTACAACAATGGCGAGATAAGATTGGCGAGAAAGTTGCTGATTGGGAAATGGGTAGAGCTGCTCGTAGAGGTAAAGCAACTCATACTTTAGTTGAACAATATATCAAAGGCGAAACACCAAGTGAACGAGGTGTATTACCATTAGGTTTATTTAGATTATTAAAACCATATGTAGACCAGATAGATAATGTTCACTTATTAGAAACTATTATGTACAGTCCTAAGTTAACTATTGCTGGTCAAGTTGACTGTGTAGCTGAGTATAATGGTAAACTATCTGTCATAGACTTTAAGACAGCCAATTCAGAAAGAAAAGAAAATTGGATAGAAAATTACTTTATGCAGTGTTCGGCTTATGCTCAAATGTATGAGGAGACTTTCGGAAAAGAGATAGAACAAGTTGTTGTTTTACTTGCTGCTGAAGATGGTACAGTTACATCATATATCAAAGAAAAGAAGGAATATATGCCAAAATTGATGAAATCAATTGAAGACTTTTATAAATATTACGAAGAACAAAATAAAGATAAAGTCAAAAGTACGAAGTAATTAAAAAGGTGATTTATTAATCCTGCTTGCGACCTTAACAGCTAAAGGGGTTTATGAAAAAAATAATTTTAATTTTAATATTATTGTGCACATTTGTATATGCAGAAGAATATAAACCATTTGTTTGGAGAAACTTACCAGCAGTTTGTGGTACGCCAGAAGATGTTCAGAATTATATAGATTACAATGAGTTAACTCCTAAACATTTAAGTTTAGGTAGAGAGTCAAGTGATCCAGAGGGTGAACCAGTTTATATGATAACTTATTATGAAAATGATAAAGGTGAAACATTGGTAACTGTTGATGTACCTAATGGTATAGAAACTTGTATATTATATCATACATTTAATAAAATGCAAGTATTAGAAAACTTAAAACCTAATACATAAAAGGAAAAATGAAAACATTATTAACAATATTATTAGCAAGTGTCTTGTTGACAGCTTGTAGCATTAAAGAACCTAGATTATCATTTGGAAAAAAATGTTTAGAAAAAGACAATCAAGTTGTCTATTCTTACATTTGGATATGGGATAAAAAAGTAGGTTTAACTGCGAGTGAAGCAAACTGCGAATTAATAGAAAAGAATTAAGGTTATATAAAATATAATCTTATATGGTAAGTAAAAACTTATCATTATAAATAAAACGCTATATACACACAAACACACAAAGGAGGTATATTATGGCAAATACAACAAAAAACGCTTTTGAAATCAGAAGCGATCTATTAGGTCTAGCTAAACAATTGGCAGACTTCAATTTTCAAGCTAAAGTAAAAGAGTTTGAATATTCAATCAAAAAAGACGGTGAACAAGTAGTACAAGAGTTTAAAGCTCCTACTATGTCAGCAGAAGACATCATTGAAACAGCAAAAAAATTCAATGAGTTTGTAACGTCTGGTGATGTAATGAAAGACTACCAAGGTTTTGGTCAAAAACTTTATGAAGAAGGTTTAAAAAATAGTAAACCTTTTGCTGAAGCATACCAAAATACAGTAAAGGCTTTCTTTCCTCATCTAAATGGTCAATCTAAGTAATATGTGGCCATACAATTATTGTGAGTGGAAAACAATCACTTACGGTATAAAGAAAGTAAAGAAAAATAATGTAATACTATTAAGTGCTTTACCTAGTGTAATCTTAATAGGATTATTATTATTTCTAATATAATACTATTGACAAAGTACCCAAATTGTGGTATAATGTAATGAGTGATGTGGCGGAACTATACGCACTCATTAGAGAGGCTGGGAGACTGGCTTTGTAGGTAACCAATCCTATCATCACTACCACAAGGCGGGTACCTTGTTATTGGGGAGGCAAGGCTCCCCACCCGCCTAAAAAGAAAGTATATTATGAACTCAAAAGAATTTAGTTTAGTTATTGAAAAAGTAGTTAAAGAAAAAAAAGTATCATATATGGACGCAGTAATTTGGTATTGCGAACAAAATGATATTGATACTGGTACAGTAGGTTCCCTAGTAAGTAAATCATTAAAAGAAAAAATAGAAGTAGAGGCTGTTGATTTAAGATTATTAAATAGTCCTCCAGCAGGTAAATTACCTGTGTAGTTATGTATGGCGGATTTGATGTATATAAAGTTTATCTTGGTGTTAAATTACATTTTACCACTAAAACGTATGACTATATAAAGTATGGAGGAAAAGTTAACGCAACCCTTGATAGTTTTACAAAAAGAAAGGATAGATACTTTTTTCATAAACTAAGTACAAAATATAAACAAGATGCAATACTTGATTTTTTTGTTTCTAACTTTCTTTCTGATAGTAAAAAATGGGTAGGTAATCTTTTAGAAAATGATGGAAAAGATGTTTATTTGGATTTTAAAAAACGTAAAGAGTCTTTTAGTTACAATTTTAGAAGTGACTGTGTACACATTAATGATGATTTTATTCGTAATAATCTTACTTTCGATAATGGTTTTAAGTCTAGTGACGGACAGCATCCAAGGTTTTTACGATTGCTTCTTCAAAAAAAAATATCCTATCAAACGGCAGTTGTATTTGAGCACTTCCTGTCGTATGTGCAAAATTGGAATTTGGAAATTAAAGAAAAAGTTGTGTGGCCTGAAATCGCATCTAAGATTACCAGAGTAAGACCATTCATAAATTTTAATGTAACTGAATGTAAATTAATTATGAAGGAAATATTTGTCAATGGCGAATAAAGTATTTTGTATAGGTAATGGCGAAAGTCGGCAAAGTTTTGATTTACAAAAGTTAAAATCAGTAGGTAAAATATACGGGTGCAACGCTCTGTATAGAGATTTCAAACCAGATGTATTAGTAGCAGTTGATAATGGTATAATGCACGAAATATATCAAAGTGGTTATTGTCAAAAAAATGAAACTTGGTTAAGAAACTGGACAAAGTTACCTAAGATGATGTTTGAAAAAACAGTCTTTGGAAATGTAAGTGAACAAGAAGTAAATGACTTTGAAAAGTATGATGTACTAAAACAAAACAAATCACAAAAAGAATTTGCAATAGAGTTTGTATTTCACGGTAGCAGTTTAAATGGTATTGTAGGTGTGTTAAGAAAAGGTAAAGACAAAGAACCTGAAGTTGTTAAAAAAGAGATTAATCAAAAGAGTGCATTTGTAAGTTGGATTTATGAAAATGACAAATCACATAGTTTAGACGATTTAGTTGAGGGTGAAAAAGATAGAGGATATGCTGCTGGCGCAACTGCAGGTCGTATCGCATTAATACAAAACAAAGATGTCAAAGAAGTCTATCTCATAGGACACGATTTAGAAAGTAACACACATCAAATAAACAATATGTACAAAGGAACTACACACTATGGATTACCAGAAAATAAACCTATACCACCTGTTAATTGGAAGACACAATGGAAAACATTATTTTGTGAATATCCACACGTGAACTTTTTTAAAGTAAATCCACAAGGTAAAAAGGGACAAGATAATATTAGCAAACCTGTAGATGAATGGAGAGATGTTAGAAATTTACAATACCTAGACTTCAAAACCACACTTGACAAATTAGGTATAATATGATATATTGAAGCTAATATGTTTGATAATATAATTTATAAAATATGTAACAAAATGATTAATCTATGTGAATCAATCAAAAGTAGAATAAACACAATCTCACAAAAAGATTGGTTAAATGGTTATCATAAGTGGAAAAGACATATAAATAAAAATGATACCGATAATACAGGTAACACAAATACAACGAATACGAAAATACAAAGGAGATAAAATATGGATTTCGAAACGTTAAAACAATCGTCAAGTAACTTTGACAAACTAACAAAGGCTATTGAAGCCAATCTCGGTTCAGAGAATAAAGAACAAAACAAATCAAAATACCAAGACGACAGATTTTGGAAACCAGAACTAGATAAAACTGGTAATGGTTATGCTGTCATTAGATTTTTACCAGCAGTTGAAGGTGAAGATTTACCTTGGCAAAGAGTATGGTCACACGCATTCCAAGATGTTGGTGGTTGGTACATTGAAAACTCTTTAACAACACTTGGTCAAAAAGACCCTGTGTCAGAAGAAAATACAAGACTATGGAATACAGGATTGGATAGTGATAAAGAAATTGCTCGTAAGAGAAAAAGAAAATTATCATACTATTCAAATGTGTTAATAGTATCAGATCCAAAAAATCCACAAAACGAAGGTAAGGTATTTTTATTCAAATTTGGTAAAAAAATATTTGATAAGATTACAGAAGCAATGCAACCTGCGTTTGAAGATGAGAAACCAGTCAATCCTTTTGACTTTTGGAAGGGTGCTAACTTCAAATTGAAGATTAGAAAAGTTGATGGTTATTGGAACTATGATAAATCTGAATTTGAGCCAGTAAGTCAAATTGCTGAAAGTGATGAAAAAATTAAACAGATTTGGAAATCACAACACGCTCTAAAACCTTTCTTAGACCCTAGTAATTTTAAATCCTATGATGAACTCAAAGAGAAACTGAATAGGACAATTACGGGAGTAAGAAGCGCAACTACAGTTGATAAGACAGACCTCCCGCCTCAAGTCAACGGTACTGCGAAAAGTAACAAAGTAGCTCCTGATGCTAGTGATGATGACGATACAATGTCATATTTTAGTAAATTAGCAGAAGAGGAGTAATTCTCTCCACTTTAATTACTTTAAAAGGCGCTTCGTAAGAGGCGCCTTTTTTATTATAAATATAGGTATATGCCGTCAATACTCGACCCATTAGTAGATAAACAAGGTGGTATTCGTAAGAGTGCCAATTGGTACAGTAATACAGTTGCTTCTTTAGGTGATAAGATTACTGCTAGAAAATTAATGTCAACAGGTAAACTAATTGGACGACCAAGTCCAGGTAGATTAAATATGTTTTTCTATGACCCTAAGTTAAAAAAACAGTTACCTTATTATGATACCTTTCCACTTGTATTACCTATAGAAACAATACCTGGTGGCTTTATGGGTATGAATTTTCACTATTTACCTCCACTACAAAGATTTAGATTATTACAAAACTTACAGAGATTTGCTGATGGTGGAGTATCATCAACGACAAAAATTAATGCAAATTACGATGGTATAAAGAATATAAGTATTGCTAGAAAGACCATTAAAAAGTATTTGTACTCACACGTAAGGTCTAGTTTTTTAAGAATTGATTTTGATGAGGCAGCATTAGCTGTGTATTTACCAGTACAACAATTTAAGAAAGGTAGTCCGTATTAATGAAAAAGATAAAAGATTTTATATACTCTATTTTTGAAAGTGTAGGAAGTAAATTACACGTTTGGGCATGGAATAAAAGATGGATTAATAGAGAAAAAGGTACAGGATATAGAGATAAAAAATGAAAAAATGGTTTAACAAACTTATAGAAAAATTATTTGGCAAAAGATGTCAATGCGGTAAGAAGATAAAATAGATGGCAATTTTAAGAGGCGGAAGAAGAATAGGACCATTTGATATTAGAATAGGTGTACCTAGAGATAGGTCACTTGATAATGTTGAAGGAGATCCTAGACTTAAACAAAGACAGGGTGGAAATAGAGAAACCACTATTGGAAGATTTATGGCAAATATCGCTCAAGGCGAAGGATTTGCTAGACCTACAAGGTATCTTGTTAGAATTTTTTTACCAAATAAATTAACAATCGATAATACACAAACTGCAGGTGACACTGATGGTATAGGTGGTTCAAATAGTACAGGTATAAACACTATTGGTGGACAAGACCTTGCTAGAAACGTAGGAATGATGTGTAATAAAATTACAATGCCATCACGTACAATAGCATCTGAAGGACACCAAATATATGGACCAAAAAGAGAAATGCCTTATGCATATACTTTTGGCGATACGATAGAAGCAACT